AAAACACCACTCCAGCAGTCGAAGCAACACCAGTTGAAGCACCAGCGGTCGAAGCTGCTCGCCCAACTGTCACAGCAATGGCTTACACAAAGCCACGCATTGAAGTAACAGCTGCTAAGTATGCAGAAAACACAATCCGCGCAGCACTAGGTGATGAGTCAGCTCGTCAATACCTACTAGCAGCAGATGACACAACAGACAACGCTGGTCTTGTACCAACTCGTCAACTGTCTGAAATCATCAACCCACTTGGCACAACAATTCGCCCATCAATCGATGCTATCTCACGCGGAGTTCTACCTGACGCAGGTATGACTTTCGAGATTCCAAAAATTACAGTAATGCCAGCCGTAGGCGAAGTTGCCGAAGGCGCAGCATTCACAGATACAGATCAGAACTCAGCGTTCTTGTCAGTATCAGTTAAGAAATATGCTGGACAACAGACATTCTCTGTCGAGTTGTTGGATAGAACTTCGCCCGCATTTTTTGACGAGCTTGTTCGTAACATGGCCGCAGCTTACGCAAAGACAACAAACGCAGCAGTTAACGCAGCACTTATCTCAGGCGCATCACTTGATGCAACTACAGTAGCAACATACCCAACAGCAGCTGAATTGCTTGGAATTGTCGCTCGCGGATCTGCTTCTGTTTACGCAGCAACAGCAGGCCTTCCAAATCCTTTCGCTCGCAACATGGTTGTATCAACAGGACAATGGTCAAACATTATGTCTCTTAATGATGCTGGTCGCCCAATCTACACAGCATCACAGCCAATGAACGCTGGCGGTCAAGTAGCCCCAACATCACTAACAGGTAATGTTGCAGGACTTAACCTCTATGTCGATCCAACAAACGGTGGCGATACAGATGGAACAATCCTTATCGTTAACCCAGATGCTTATACCTGGTATGAGTCACCAACATACCGCCTACGCGCAGAATCAACAGCAGCAGGTCAAGTAACTATTGGTTACTACGGCTTCGGCGCAATCGCAACTAAGGTTGCTGCTGGCGCATTTAAGAACAACAAGGCGTAAGCCCACTAAGTCGCTGAGAGGGGGCATAGCCCTTGCCCCCTCTTGGTCTTTAGAAAGGAATTGGAATGGCACTCTGCACAGTAGCTGAACTAAAAGCAACGCTTGGCGTTGGCTCGCTGTACCCAGATGCAACAATCCAAGAAGTCTGCGATGCAGCAGATGCAGTTTTATTGCCAATGCTATGGAGTCCTACTTATTTTTCAGTAGCTCACGAAAATGTTGTTGGTTCAGGAACATTGTATTTTAACGATCCTGTTAAAGAGATTTTTTATGTTGGTCAAACTGTAACGATTACCAATTCTGGTACTAATTACAACGGAAGCAAAGTAATAACAGCAGTTGGCGATTACTCAATTAGCATGGCTACGGCTCATGCGACTGCTCAACCTAAGCACGCTATTGCCCCTTATGGCTCAGTTGCTTCAAGAACTTACACAGACTGGACAGCCGACATGGCTATTCAGAATGCGGCTCTCATGATAGCTGTCGAGATTTGGCAAGCAAGAACCAGCACTTTGACTGGTTCTAATTCTGTCGATTTCCAGCCCTCACCTTATCGAATGTCAGCACAGCTGCTCGCTAAGGTCAGAGGATTGATCGCGCACGCGCTAGACCCTCGCTCAATGGTGGGCTAATGCCAGCATCAGTTACAACCCTACGAACTACCCTGGCAACAGCGTTAGTTGATAACTCACTTTGGAGCACATTCGCTTTCCCGCCCAGTGTAGTTCTCGCCAATTCAGTTATCGTGAGCCCAGACGATCCTTACCTTGCGCCAAGCAACAATGCGCGCAACACAGTGAGCCCTTTGGCTAATTTTAAGATTATTATTACAGTTCCTTTATTCGATAACGAAGGCAACCTAAACGGCATTGAAACTAACCTAGTAAGAGTGTTTAACTTATTAGCTGCCAGTTCTTTGACGTATAATGTAGGCAGTGTATCTGCCCCAAGCGTTCTCAATGCTGCATCAGGTGATCTGCTCAGTTGCGAGATGTCCGTATCAATCCTAACAAGTTGGAGTTAATATGTCAGACCTAACACCAGAGGATCTAGCCTTCTTGAAGAAGATTGGTCAGATCACCACAGCACCAAAGCCAGTAACTACTAAGAAGGAAGAAGAATAATCATGGCAATTTTTCTAAATAACAAAGTCGGTCTAAAGATTGCCACTATCAATCTTTCAGATCATGTAACTGCATTTACACTTAACCGTCAGTCAGATCAGATCGAAGTTACTGCTATGGGCGACACAGCTCACAAGTTCGTCACTGGTCTTTCAGCAGACAGCCTCACAGTGTCATTCCTAAACGACACAGCAGCAGCAAACGTTCTAGCAACACTCCAGGCTGCTTATGGCACAACTGTTGCCTGGCAGGCAATCCAAGATTCATCAGCTGCTGTATCAGCAACTAACTTGCTTTACTCAGGCACAATCTTGGTTGACAACCTAACAGACATCAACGGCGCAGTAGCCGATGAAGGTATGCTTGATTTGACCTTTACTTGCAACAGCAAGACAGCAACTGCTTCAACTGGTACTTGGTCATAATCTAACTACTAAAGAAAAGGGCTAAAAGAATGGCAAAGCTAAAGATCACAAGGGCAGATGGCTCTGTATCTGAACATCAGATAACCCCATCGATCGAATACGCATTTGAGGTTTACGCCAAGAAAGGCTTTCACAAGGCTTTTCGTGACGATGAAAAACAGAGTGATGTGTATTGGCTGGCTTGGGAGTGTATTCGCCGCAGCGGTGAGACTGTCAAGATGTTTGGTGCGGAGTTCTTGGACACACTTCAAAAGGTGGAAGTCCTTGATGATGACCCGGAATTATAGGGCGTGATTCTTTCACTTACTTGATCGCAAGATTAAGTCTGGAGACACAGATCGCGCCTAATGACTTACTTGAACTTGATTCAAGAATGTTTAAGGCTTTATTACAGGCTATGAAAGATCGAAATAAGGAGATGAAAGATGCCAGTCGCAGTAAAGGGCGGTCTCGCACTTCGTAAATCCTTACGCCAATTCACACCTGATCTAGCCAAGCAATTACCTAAAGAAATGGCGATAGCCCTTAAGCCCGTTGTTAAGACGGCTAGGGGCTATATGCCTTCTGATAGTCAGGTGCTAAGCAACTGGCGACCAAGAGAAAATAGTCAAGCAAGATTTCCTGTTTACACAGCCAAGATTGCCAAAGCTGGTATTGGTTACAAAACAACACCATCAAAGCCTAATCGTCGTGGATTCAGATCGTTAGCGCGTTTGTTCAACAAGACTGCTGCTGGTGCGATCTATGAGACTGCTGGCCGTAAGACTCCAGATTCAAGATTTGTACAGAATCTAAACTCAAAATATTCTTCTGTTCTTAAGGGTGAATCTAAGATGCAAGGTCGAGCATTATTTCGCGCTTACGAAGAAGATGAAGGCAAAGCCCAAGATGGCGTGTTACGAGCTATTGATAAAATTAAGATAAAGTTAAACAAGAGAGCGAGCGTGCGCGGCTAATGGCTAATATTGTAATTGATGTCGCAGCAGAGTTCACTGGCAAAAGAGCTTTTGACCAGGCGGGTAAATCTACGGTTAGTTTAGAAAAAAGTGTTAAGAAGCTTGCTGGTGCATTTGGTTTAGCTTTTAGCACTCAAAGAATTGTGGCTTTTGGTAAGGAATCTGTTAAAGCTTTTGCCGAGGATAATGCTGCCATAGTCGTTCTTAGAAAGAACTTAGAGAATTTAGGCTTGGCTTATGAGTCCACAAACGCTGAAAATTTTATTGCCAGTTTAGAAGCCCAATCAGCAATCCTTGATGATAAATTGAGGCCTGCTTATGCTCAGCTTTCAAAGGTAACTTTATCAGCCATTAAGACACAAGAGTTAATGACTTTAGCTGTCGATATATCTCGATCCACTGGTGTTGATTTCTCTACAGTAATTAACACTTTAAGCCGCGCTTACATTGGAAACTACAAAGGCTTAAAGCAATTAAACATTGGGTTATCCGATGCTGAATTAAAAACAAAAAACTTTGCTGAAATTCAGGCAATACTTATTAAGCAAAGCCAAGGTGCAGGCAAAGCCTATATCGAGACTTTTGCTGGCTCTATAGATAAGTTAGCTGTTGCTAGTGCTAATGCTAAAGAAGTTATTGGCGAAGGCCTAGTAGATCTTTTTGCTGATCTGGCTGGAAATGGCGATATAAATAAAGCCACAGATAATATAAATACTCTTGCTACAGCAGTTAGTGATCTATTAAAAGATGTTGATAAATTAACGCTACTTGATTATTTAGGTGTCTTTCTTACTGGAAGCATTACTAAAGAAACTTTTGATAAATTAAATGTTAAACCAGGTGGCGGGTTTACTGACTCACAAAATGCTGCTCGACTTGCTGCTGAGGCAAAAGCCCGAAAAGCCGCCGCTGCTGCCGCTGCTAAAGCCGCTGCTGCGCGAGCCGCTGAAATAGCAGCTGAAAAGAAGCGTCGTGCTAAACAAAAGGCTGATGCTGCTGCACTGTTAGCAGCTGAAAAAAAGGCTGCTGCTCAAAAAGCAATACTGGCTAAAGCTGATTCCATGTTTAATATAGAGCGGATCCAGATCGAGGCAGCCCTTAAAGGCAGAATCTCAGCTGATGAAAAACTACGCCTAGAGTTACAGCGCGCTATCCTAAATGAAGATTTTGAATTAGCAGATAAGTTACAGAAGAAACTGGAAGCCTCACAGCGAGCCACAGCAGCCTTACAAGGCCAAATTAATACCATCAAGCCACCAGCTAACCCTTTTGCGGAGACATTATCAACCCTTGAATTAATTGCAGAACTTTTGGGCAAAGTGAGTGGACTGTCTGTTCGTAAGCCAGGTGGCGTATTAGCTTTAGAACCTGATGATCTTCTAGTGATACCCCCTACAACAAATGTCATTCCAACTCCAACTCCAACTCCTACTCCTACAATTACAGATCCAGTTCCTGTAATAGTAATTCCAAGTCCAACTCCAATGCCACAAACCAATGGCTCTATGGCTGGTCTTGGCGGCGGCGTTGGCACTGGGGCTTTTTATGGCCAAGAATTGCCTTCTTATATGAGATCGTCACCCGTCACGGTAAATGTGACTGTTACTGGATCTGTTATTGCTCAACAAGATCTGGTTAAAGTTGTTAACGATGCTGTAGTTGAAGCCAATACTCAAGGCCTAAGCACTGTACGACCAGGTGGGCTTGGATTTAGGGCGGACGAAGGGTGACAGTTCCAGTAATCAACGCCATCATCAACTTTTCAACTGGTGCTGGCTTTGCCTCACCCATGATTCTTGACTCTGGTGTTCTGGGTGTCAATGCCTTGGCTGATACCACATCAGTCACAGTAGATGTTTCTAATCAGGTTGATTCAATTAGAACCAATCGAGGCCGCACAGCCCTTTCTGACATCTTCCAAACTGGCACTATGAGCCTGCGAATCATCGATCAAAACGGTGATTTTAACCCTATGAACCCAGCAAGTCCTTATTATGAACTGCTAAACCCAATGCGCAAGGTAACTATTACTGCTAGTTATGGTGGCACTACTTACCCAATCTTTGCTGGCTACATAACTTCTTATGACACAACCACTCCACGCGATGTTGGTGAAGTCGTTTATACAACCATTCAAGCCGTTGATGGCTTTAGATTATTCCAGAATGCCCAGATAACCACAGTGGCTTCTGCTACAGCTGGCCAAACTACTGGCACACGCATCGGCAAGATCCTTGATCAGATCGGTTGGCCTGCTGGCATGCGTGATGTAGATGCTGGACAAACCACAGTGCAGGCAGACCCAGGCACTCTTCGCACTTCTCTTGGCGCAATGCAGTTAGTTACCAGTACCGAATATGGTTCTTTCTACATGGACGCTTTAGGCAATGCGGTCTTTCAGGATCGTGCCTTAACTTCATCAAGCGTTGCTGGCACTCCAGTGGTCTTTAATGATGATGGCACAGGGATCTCATATAACAATGCTCTTTGGAAGTTAGACGATACTTTGATCTTTAACAAGGCCAGCATTACCCGTACTGGTGGCACTGCTCAGGTTGCATTCAATCAAGCCTCAATCGACAAGTATTTCTTACACTCTTACCAAGAGCAGAACCTACTTATGGAAACCGATGCGGAAGCCCTAAACAATGCTCAAGCATTCGTTGCTTCTCGCCAAGAGACATCAATCCGTTGCGATGCTGTCACCCTTGACCTTTACACTGATAACTATGATGCGGGCATTCTTGCCGCCTTGGATCTTGACTTCTTTGATCCAGTGACAGTTACAACCACGCAACCAGGATCATCAACCCTAACCAAGACTTTGCAGGTATTTGGCATATCTCATGACATAAGGCCAAGTAACTGGAAAACCACATTAACTACCCTAGAACCCATCATTGATTCGTTCATTATTGGAACAAATTATGGGATACTAGGCACTAACACACTTTCTTACTAAGGAGAACAAATGGCAGCAGGACAAGGCTTCAAGACATTCGCCACAGGTGATGTTCTCACAGCCGCAGATACTAATGGCTATCTTATGCAGGGAGTGTGGGTCTTTGCTGATGCAGCAGCCCGTAGCGCAGCTGTAACTAGCCCTCAAGAAGGCAACATGTCTTATCTCAAAGACACTAACTCAACCGAGTATTACAGCGGTTCTGCTTGGGTTGCTGTGGGTGGCTCATCATCAAGCAATACTTTTTACGCTGGCAAGAATAAAATAATTAACGGTAAGTTTGACGTTTGGCAACGCGGAACAACATCAGGCGCGATTAACACTGCTGCCTCTTATCAAGCTGATAGATGGAAATTTGGTTGGGCAGGAACTGGTACGGGCACAATTTCACAGCAAACATTTACTCCAGGAGCTGCGCCAGTTGCGGGATATGAAAGTAGTTTCTTTCAACGTTTTGCTGTTAATACTGTAGGCAGTTCTACCGATTTTGACATTTATCAACCAATTGAGGACGTTAGAACTTTCGCTGGACAAACTGTTACTTTCAGTTTTTGGGCTAAAGCTGATAGCGCAAGAACAATCACAGTTTATCCGTTTCAAGTTTTTGGAACAGGTGGCTCGGCAGCAGTGGCATTAACTACATCTAGCGTGAGCGTAACTACGTCGTGGGCTCGATACAGCGCAACTATTGCTGTGCCAAGTATTTCTGGAAAAACGATTGGCACTGGTTCATCGCTAAACTTTGGCGTTCGTGGAACGTTTGCCACTAGTTTAACTCTAGACATTTGGGGAGTTCAATTAGAAGCGGGATCAACCGCAACAGATTTCCAAACTGCTACTGGTTCCATTCAAGGCGAATTGGCGTTATGTCAGCGTTATTACTATCGCAATACACTTCCAACTGCTACAGCAGTGGGAACTTCACTAGGTCGTTCTAGCACAGTTTCAGATGCCATTGCCCAATTTCCTGTAACAATGAGAACCAATCCATCAGCAATAGAGTTTGGTGGCACTTGGTCATTAACTGATCCAGGAGTTGCCGCTTATACAATCACTACATTCACTTTTGTCCACGCAAGTTTACAGACTGGTTATTTTAGACCAACTACTGCGAGCGGTTTATCTCAAGGCAAGAGTTATACAATAGATGGCCCGACTAGCGGGTACATCGGATTTAGTGCGGAGTTATAAAATGGCAAACATTGAACATGTCACACAGATTGATGAAGTAACAGGAGAAGTAATCGAAACAGTTTTAATTGACAGAGGTAATGGTGAATTTACGTCGATGTTGAAAACTGCTTACGATCAAATGATAGCTGCTAATGAAGCCACGCTTAAGTAAGTCAGCAATTCAGCTTCGTGAACAGATCGACGACACCTTCGGAGATCGAGATCGAACTTCTGATGGTTGGATCGGCGACACACGACACTCTGCGCGTAAGTCAGATCATAATCCAGATGTTAGCGGCTGGGTTCGTGCCATCGATGTCGATCGAGATCTTTCGGGTAAAGCTAAACCTGACCTTATGCCAGATCTTGCGGATCAGATTCGTCTCTTTGCAAAGTCTGATTCAGCAAAGCGCATCAGCTACATCATCTTTGACGGCAAGATCGCAAGCCCTCTCCTTAAGTGGAAATGGCGCAAATACACAGGCATCAACAAACATGTTAAACACTGCCATATCAGCTTTACGAAAGAAGCTGACCTTAATGGTGAGTTTCTTCAAATACCTATGATCGGGGGATCAAAGTGAAAGATTTACAGAACGCATTAGGCTCATGGGGCAGAGCATTCTTGGTTGCTATCATCTCAATGTACGCAGCTGGAGTTACTGAACCAAAGGCTTTAATCGCTGCTGGAGTGGCATCTATTATCCCACCAGTCTTGCGATACTTGGATCCAAAAGATGAACTCGGAAGAAAATGACACAAGCAGAGTTCTTTCAGCTCTATATTGCCACTCTTGTAACGATCGGTGGATTGGCTGGCTATGTGATCACACACTTACTCAGCGAGATCAAGCGACTCAACACACGAGTCGATGAGATTTATAATATCCTCTTAGAAAGGTAGAATAATCTCATGGCTGCACCACGCAAAGCTCGTACAAAGTCAGTAGTCGATGACTCTTACACTCCACTAGAGGCTTACTGTATTGGCTTGAATGAGTATTACAAAGCTTTGCGTAAGGCTGGCTTTCCAGTTGACATCTGCCTATCCATGATTATGGATCCATTCTCATATCCTGAGTGGATTCTCCCTAAACGCATCAATGATAATCCCAGCACGATGCCGGACTTTTATCCTGACGATGATGAGGATTAATGAAAAGAACCATCGTAGTTCCAGACTTACAAGTCCCATATCACGATGAAGTAGCAGTTAAAAATGTTTCGAGTTTTATTAAGGCGATTCGCCCTGATGCTGTGGTTACTCTCGGAGATGAAATCGATCTCCCACAAATCAGCCGATGGACAGAAAACAAGCCAGGCTGGTACGAGCAAACCCTAGCTGCTGATCGAGACATGACGGTCGATGTTCTATGGGAACTGACCCAGCACGCTAAAGAAGCCCACATGATCAGGTCAAACCACACTGATCGACTTTACAATGTGATCATGAATAAGATCCCAGCATTCTTATCACTGCCAGAGCTGCGCTTTGAAAAGTTTATGAAGCTCGATGAGCTGGGAATCTCTTATCATAAGAAGCCATTTCCCATTGCTAAAGGTTATGTGGCAGTTCATGGAGATGAACAAGCAATCAAGCCTACACCTGGTCTTACAGCTTTAGAAGCGGCTCGTAGGCATGGGCTGAGCGTGATCTGTGGACACACTCACAGAGCAGGCCAATCGGCCTTCACAGAGGCTTCTGGGGGCAAATTAGGGCGTATCTTGCGTGGCTTTGAAGGTGGACATTTAATGGACATTCGCAAGGCTCATTACACCAAGGGAACAATGAACTGGCAACAGGCATTCTTGATACTGGAAGAAGATGCCAAGGGTGTCCAAGTATCGATCATTCACATAGAGAAAGACGGAACCTTTGCCGTTAACGGTCGTAGGTATGGACGATCTCGATAATCCGCTTAGGCGTGACATCGACAATCATATGGACGATGCAGAATTGTTACCATTTCGTTATCAAAAGATGCTTGATTAGTCCTCGGTAACCTGTACCTTAAGCCTTATCAGTGAATCGTTCACTTGATGGAAAGGGCTAAAATGAACTTAGATCTATATTTAACGCTAGTTATGTTAGCGTTTTTAGTAGTTGGAATCGCAGCTGGTTACGGCTTGGGATACAAAGAAGGCAAAGAAGAAGGATACGCACTGGGTCGCTCAGTTGCTCGACACACATTTTGGTCAGAGTGAAAGCCCGTGACATTCTCGATGAAGCAAAGCAACTCCTCATCGACCGAGGAAGTGAGTATGGCGACTCAACTCTCAATCACATTCGAATCGCAAGACTCTGGAGTGTGTATCTTGACAAAAACATCGAGCCTCACGAAGTCGCAGTATGTCTTATCCTCACCAAAATCTCGAGAACTCAAACAACGCCAAACCACGCGGACAGTTACGCGGACATCTGTTCGTACGCTGCAATCGCTGGCCAGATTACATCAACTGATTGGAATGACCTTGACAGTTACTAAAGCAAAGCCTGGTCAATGGTGTGATTATTGTCAGATGAAGTGGGGTCGTGATCACCCTAACGGCAAAGGTAAGACTTTTGCAGTCTGGACAGTGGTAAGTCAGCACGCTAAGTCTAAAGGAATCAACCGACATTATTGCCAGCCTTGTGCTGTTTGGGTGTCAATCTGGCCAGATGGATCTCACTGGCCTTTGACCGAGCAAGCCGAGTTTTTAGTAAAGCAAGAGGAGATCAACCATGGCGTTTAACCTAGCTGATTATGAGACAGTCGAGAGCCGACTGGAAAAGTTTTGGAAGGAGTTTCCCGATGGACGGGTATCAACTGAATTGGAAGTTTGTGAAGCTCATAGATATGTTGTTAAAGCCTATCTCTACCGCACTTATCTCGACCAAGTCGCATACTCGACTGGCTTTGCTGAAGAGAAAGATTCTGATCGCGGCGTTAATGCCACTAGTGCACTTGAAAACTGCGAGACTAGCGCGATCGGCAGAGCACTTGCGAATGCAGGTTATGCTACTAAAGGCAGACGCCCTTCCAGAGAAGAAATGGTCAAAGTATCAATGGCAGGACGAAGCGGAGTTGCGCAACCTGAAAAACCAATCCTTAAAGAAAAATACCCAGAGCCAGTAAAAGATGCCTGGACTATTGCTGATCCGAAAGATGAACTAAACATAATTCCCGTAGAAGTTGCACCAACTCTAAATTCAGCAATGAACTTACTAGCTGATGAACTTAATGCTAAAGAAGTGCCGCAAGCACCAAAATGCGTTCATGATTTCATGATTCACAAGACTGGTGTTTCAGCCAAGACTGGCAAGCCTTATGAAGGCTATACATGTCCATCTAAGAATCGGGCAGAACAATGCCCGCCAATCTGGTTATAACCAATGGCTTCCCAGCATCGTAAGCACAGGGGTTACCGCACTCAGAAGTGCGTCGCTGAGTACCTAAAAAAGTGGTTCCCTTATGCCGACAGTGCTGGGGCAGGCAGGCAAGGCAGTGATGTCACAGGTGTCCCGTTCGACATCGAAGTGAAAGCAAGATCTGCCTTTCAGCCGAAGGAGTGGCTGGATCAGACACGAAAGCGGGCAGATGGGAAGCTGTCTATAGTTGTGATGAGATTCAATGGCCAAGGGGAAGATGCGGCGGAATACGGCGCAATGCTTAGATTCTCAGATCTGGTTCAGCTACTCAATAAAGTCGATTACGCAGAATGGTTCCAAGAGCCATCACGCTGTCAAGGCTGTGGTTCATGGTTGATAGCTTCTTACAAATACTGTTACAAATGTGAGGAACACAATGCCAGTTTATGATTATGAATGCATAGTATGTGGGCAAAAGCAAGAGCTTGAACACTCAATGAGCGCAGTTGGAAACCCAGTGCTGCACTGTTCAACGCCAATGATTCGGGTATTTAGTGCCACGCCTGCCATATTTAAGGGCAACGGCTGGGGTAAGGATAAGTAATGTCAATACATTATATAGAAAGCGATCATTCAACTTTGATGATGTGCTGTAATGAAGTTCAGTATGAATACACCTGTGCCTACTGCTATGACCCTATGGGTTGCTATTACTGTGCGTTTAATCTTGATCAACGCCACGATTGTATGCAGGATTAAGAGCCTTTGACCTGCGGTTATCGAAAGGAATTGACATGGATTTGACAGAGGCAGTACGCTATAAATCGCTAGCGAGCGCGTGTGCGCGGTTGCTCGCGACCGCGATGTTAGCTATCGGGGGAGTTTTATTCATAAATGAATCACCTGTAACTGAGACTGCTAAAGCAGTCGAAGTAAAAGATATTAAACCCTTTGATATAAAGGCTTATATAAAAAGCCACCTCACATTAGATACTTATAAGTGCTTAGATACTCTTGCTATTAAAGAGAGCAACTGGAACTTTAAGGCTAAGAATGGTAGCCATCATGGATTCCTACAAGGCAGATCAGAGTGGTTAGCCACTGCTAATCCAGAGCAGCAGTATGACTGGGCTAGTAGGTATGTTGCTCATCGCTATGGTGTAACAGAGTATGATGAGCCAGACTTCTGCGCAGCATTAGATCATTGGAAGGATAAAGGGTGGCACTAGATAAGTTAAACACTAGGCGTTACCGTGGTCAGCGTGAGCGTGTGTTCATGCGTGATGGCAGGGTCTGTCAAATATGTGGAACAGATGAAGGCGAGATGCACATCGATCACATAATCAGTCGTAAGTCTGGTGGAACTCATGACCTCGATAACTTACGAGTATTGTGTAAGAGCTGCAATCTACGCAAGGGAAGCATGAATGATGGGGTTTTTTTAGGTAAGACGGCTACCCCCCCTGTCTTTACTGGCAATATCTCCCCGACACAGTCCGAGACGATGCTGGACAGTCCTTTTAAGACCCGACCTAATCCGAGTCAATGACAGATAAGCCCAAAAGATCCAAGCCAGTCCGAGGGGCAACAAAACCACGGCTTCACAGCCCACTTCTAAAAGGCGAAAACAAGCTTCAAGATGTTAAGGATCTCTGTGAGATTGTAAAGATGCCATTGATGCCTTGGCAGGAGTTTGTTCTTAAAGATATGCTCACCGTGGACAAAAAGGGCAACTGGATTCGCAAAACTAACCTGATCTTGGTAGCCAGGCAGAACGGCAAGACCCATTTAGCGCGAATGCTCATCTTGGCTCACTTGATCAAGTGGAATACCAATGTCTTGATCATGTCCTCAAATCGAAGCATGGCTTTGGACACCTTTAGGCAAGTGACTCACTTGCTAGAGACCAATGACCATCTAAAGGGATTCGTTAAGCAGATCCGACATGCCAACGGCACTGAGTCGATCGAGATGCTATCTGGGGCAAGGCTTGATGTTGTAGCAGCTACTAGAGACGGTTCTCGCGGAAGATCAGTCAACGGGTTGCTCTACATCGATGAAGTCCGAGAGATTACAGAAGATGGATTTCGCGCAGCTACTCCAACCACTAGAGCGCACCCTAATTCTCAAACACTGCTGACATCAAATGCTGGTGATGCTTTCAGCACTGTGTTAAACGACCTAAGAGAACGCGCTATTGACTATCCGCCAAAATCTTATGGCTTCTATGAGTATTCTGCGCCTCAATACTGCAAGATTACAGATCGCAGTGCTTGGGCTTTGGCTAATCCATCTTTGGGATACACAATTACAGAAGAAGCTATTGAAGAAGCGATTGCAACCTCACCGATTGAAAATACGAGGACTGAAACTCTGTGCCAGTGGATTGACAGTTTGTCAAGTCCTTGGCCTCATGGCGTTCTTGAAGAGACATCAGATAACACACTAGAAATGGCTCCTGGGGCTTATACTGTATTCGGTTTCGATGTCAGTCCGTCACGGCGGAACGGATCACTGGTCGCAGGACAACTACTCCCAGATGGACGGATTGGCATCGGGATCTTGGAGACTTACAGCTCTCAGGTCGCCATTGATGAATTGAAGATGGCAGCTTCTATCAAAGGCTGGTCTGACATTTATAAGCCGCGTGTCGTTTGTTATGACAAGTACGCTACCCAGACGATCGCAGATCGATTAAGCAACGCTGGTGTTATGACTGAGGACATATCAGGGCAACAGTTCTACAAGGCCTGTGGTGACCTATTAGAAGGCTTGGTCAATCATCGAGTGGTACACAATGGACAGGCTGAACTGATCCAGCAGATGAATAACTGCGCAGCTAAAGTTAACGATTCGGCGTGGCGTATTATCAAGCGCAAATCGGCAGGCGATATTAGCGCGCCGATTGGATTAGCAATGGTCGTGAGTAAATTAATGATTCCTCAACCTAAACCGCAGATATATACCTAAACATGGTTGACATGTGGTACCATTTATGTCTATGGGTCGCATACTGCAAACATTTGGAATCCAGTCAAAGCCTTTACTAGAAGCTCAGGCTGCCCCACAAGTTCTTGGCGAGTATTCACCTTATGCCATGCCCTTTCAATCTGCCTACATAAGCAGAACAGAAGCCATCTCAGTACCAGCATTACAAAGATGCCGCAACCTTTTAGCGGGAACGATCGGCGCAATTCCTTTAGAGCTTTACAAAAAATCTAGCAATGAAGAACTAGGTTCACCAGTTTGGTTAGAACAACCTTCATATAATCAGCCACGATCTGTCACGATTGCCTGGACTGTTGATAGCCTTTTATTTTATGGGCAAGCTTTCTGGAAAGTGATCGAGGTTTATTCCGAGGACGGTCGTCCTGCTCGATTCGAGTGGATCGCTAACAACCGAGTAACTATTACTTTGGATAGCACAAACACATTTGTAAAGTCATACGCAGTTGATGGAATGACATTACCAATGGACGGCCTTGGCAGTTTAATTACTTTCCAGTCACTCAATGATGGCATTCTCAATACTGGTGTTTCAACAATTCGCGCAGCCATCGATGTCCAGAAGGCAGCAGCAATAGCAGCATCAACTCCAATGGCAACTGGTTACATTAAGAATACTGGTGCTGATCTTGATCCTAAAGAAGTATCTGGTTTACTAGCTGCTTGGCGCACTGCTCGCAACAATCGTTCTACTGCTTATCTAACAAGCACTTTGGAATACACCCCAGTCTCATTCTCACCCAAGGACATGATGTACGGGGAAGCCATTTTCAATCTTGCTACTGAGATTGCTCGCTTGTGTAATGTGCCTGCCTATTATGTTTCAGCAGATCAAAACAACTCAATGACTTATGCAAATGTTCAAGATGAACGCAAGCAATTCTTGACATTATCCCTACAGCCATTCATCTCAGCCATTGAAGATCGCTTATCAATGGACGATATTACTGCTCGCGGCAATGTTGTTAAGTTTGACATTGACAAAAACTTCTTGCGTACTGATCCATTGGCAGAACTGGCAGTTATTGAAAAATTATTAACTCTTGAACTTATTACTCAAGAACAAGCAATGGAAATGACAGATCTAACACCTAACGGAAGTCAAGGTATGGAATGAGCCAGATAATCACCTTCTCAGCTGAACTAACAGCCGATTCAGCCAATCGCACTATCTCAGGCAAGATCGTGCCTCTTAACATTGAAGCAGGATCTACCAACATGGGCAAAGTTATTTTTGCTTCTGGATCAATCGAGATCCCAGATCCTAAGTCTATTAAATTATTAAATCAGCACGATTCAAAAAAACCTTTGGGTCGCGCAGTCAGTTTCTCAGAATCAGAGAACTCAATCGATGCTGTATTTTCTGTAAGTCGTTCACAGCGGGGCACAGAGGCTTTGATTCTGGCAGAAGAAGGATTGCAATCAGGTTTAAGCATCGGGGCAGAAGTCCTGAAATCAAAAATCAAGGACGGCGTGACTTATGTGTCTGCTGCTCGCTTGGTAGAAGTAAGTTTAGTGACTGAGCCAGCCTTTAAGTCAGCCCAAGTTACTGATATTGCAGCGGAAGAATCTGCTGTAGAAGAATCAACCCAACCAACAGAAAGCGAGACAGCCACCGTGGAAAACACCACTCCAGCAGTCGAAGCAACACCAGTTGAAGCACCA